TTTCTTTGATGACAATACCTTCCGGTGTCTCGGCAACGGGCGGAGTAGCTTCCGGATTTGCAGCAACAGCCTCCGTATAGGTATGGCCAAGCAGATCGGCCTGAACCTTCAGGGACAGATCATCAACATTCAGGGACGTTTCCAGGTTCTGCAGGGACTTGTCGGTTTCTGCAATGCCGTCATCGGCCCAGAGCTCCACATCGTTGCTGTTCGGATTTCCGGAAAATTCAATGGCCTTTGCCACCACAAAACCATTGGCCCAGCTTGCAGCCCCGTTCGCCTCAGTGAGCGGAGCGGCTACTACATACTTCATACCAATATGTGCCATATCAGTCTACCTCCAATTCCTCATCGTTCTCAACCTCGCACTCAAATATGATGTGCCTGGTTTTATTGTCCGGTTCGACTAATGATGTTATCACTGGCCATGTAAAGCCTGCATTCAGCAGCCGTCTCCGGATCTGTTTCTGTGTACTGAAAAACTCGATGTCACGCGGGAGGAACCAATGGATCTGCAGATCAGCTACCTCGTTCTGAGGCTCGTTGTCCGCCATTACCGCAGCTCCATCCCTCGCGAGTGTGAATGTAATATACTGTTTCTGTCCGTCACCGAAGAAATCCTCTTCAACGGGAATGCCGAGACCATCCAGCGCTGTATCGATTTTCTGAAAGAGTGTCATAACTTAGCCACCTCCTCATCGATGGTCTTCTGGATAATCCGCCTGCATTCAGCTTCAGCATTGTTTACTGCGGTCTGCCTCACCGGTCTCGGCATCTGGCCATGTGACCTTACACCATATTCCAGATAGGCCAGTTTCGCGCCGTTCCTGACGCCTTTGCTGTCCGTGCCTGTCGGCCTTACTGCAGAAAACACACCCAGTTCATTCTGTCTGGCATCCGTTGCCTCAATGGATGCAGCCAGTGAACCTGTTGCGTCCCCCGAAACCACAGAATTCACTGCGGCCTTGAATGATTTCACCAACACCGGTGACGCAGCATCGACAGCAGTAATGGCCATCTTTTCTGGGGATCTCAGCTTTTTCAGCATCCTCTCCAGCTCGTTAAAGCCTGTGATCGTTGCTTTAGCCATCCTTTGGCACCACCTTCCCCCGTTCCCGGAGTGAGCAGGTCAGGATGATGCTCATGGACCGTTCTCCCTTGAATGTCCTCCGGATATCATAGATATCTCCGGTTGACTCATCCCGCAGATAAGACTGTCCTGCATAATTTGCTTTGTGGATCTCTACATTGACATCTGCAGTATAGCCAAGCTGGTTCGCGACCATCTCATCATCCCGTGTCGTATCCCTGAAACTCGCCCTGATCGGGTCCCCCCAGGCTTCCACTGTCTGCTTGATCCCACTTGGTGTTTTTATGACTGCAGGTGCTGAAAAGGAAATTGCTTTATTCCACATCAGCTCCCACCCTCTTCCTGGCAGAGCCGGAAGGTCATTTCCCGGAATGTCTGCATATACTTGCTGGCGTTCGTGCGGTCATCGCCATAATTGGCTTTGACATACGCCGTTATACTCAACAGCACCCGGCCTTCCGGCTCAACTGATTCAAGCAGGTCCGCAGGGACTCCAGAGGCTTTCATGTCAGCCAGCGCGGCTTCAATCAGGCTTTCCAGTTCGTCATCATAGACATCTATGCCTTCAATCCCCAGCCGCTTTTTGACTGCTTCCAACATGATTAACCACCTCCCAGGGCTGCCGTCTGTTCTTCCAGGAATTCCGCAATTATATCGGCCTTCCGCGTTGCTGTGATGGTATAGCCCTTATCTTCGGCGATAGCTTTAATCTGGGCTATCGTTAAGGCCGTGAGTTCCTCTTCAGACAGACTGCCGTCTTCGTTGGTGTCGGCCTCTGCAAAGGTGGCAGGATCACCACCTGAGCTATCGCCTGTTATTCCCCCGACTGAATCTCGAGGATATAACCGTTCACCCATGCAGCAGTGTCAACTGGCTTGTAATCCGCACGAACTTCCGCCCGGAACAGAGTACCTCTCTGCTCAAAGGCATTATAGCCTTCTACGGAGGCCACGTTGGAAGACAGGATCGTTGTTCTCTTGCGATCATAGATCCTGACGGCTTCTTTCAGATCGCCGGGGATAAACGGAAGCTTATAATTTGTTACCTCGTAGTAAGAGGCAATGCTGGCGGTCTTCGGATCGTCTACCACCGTATATACATAGGGGCTTTCATCCGTGCCGGATCCACTCCTTGTATAGTAGGTCTTTCCGTCAACTACTGCCTCGTCGCTCGTGGCGCTGAAGACTGCCTCGGAAGGCATAACCTCGTTCGGCACGATTTCAACCTGAACGACCGTAGCCCCTACGCGCAGCTGGATCCTCTGCGGCTCCGTAGGATTCGGATTCAGCAGCGGACGATGGTTGGCGTCTTCCAGAGTATCCAGGTAATTCAGTCCGTCATCGTTTGTCACGATCACGACGTTACGACGATATGCCTGGCCCAGGGTTACGTTAATAGCCTTCTTCAGATCTGCCAGCCCCGTCATTTCGACTGCCGGCTTGCTCTTCAGGATCGCGATAACCTCGTTGTTATCCGTTGCCAGGCTGTTCTTGCCGATCCAGGTCACGATCTCGTTCGTAATATTGGCATCAGAATCAGCCAGCAGGTCATTGGTAACCGGGATATATCCCGCGTAGTCCTCAATATCATAGGTCACCCTGGTGAACTGAGGACCTGCAATCTTCTGGACAGCGCCATTCTCCAGGACCTTCTGAAAGCCTGTAGCCTGCGTCTTTGTCTGATACGTACGAGCCCCTTTGTTGGTCTTTACCGGTTCAACGGTGACCAGTCTTCTCATCGAGAAGTTAGCCTCCTTGAAGTGCTCGATCCGCGTCTGGATGTCTTCCGGCACAGTATATCCGCCGTCGGCAGGCGTGCCTTCGCTCATCGGAGTCACGGTATTCACAGCGAACCGGTTCCTGGCTGCATTTGCAAATTCATGTTCTGCATCTGCTTCAGGGTTTTTCGGAGCGGGTTCCTGCGTTCCGCCGTAGTTAAACGGCACAGGATTAGCCGGGAGCGTCTCCTCCATGTCCTTGAGCAGATCGAATTTCTTCTGCAGGTTTACGAGTTCCTTCTTGGCCGTTTCGGCCTCGTCCAGCTTGCCCTCATCCACCAGGGATCTCACGAGGGCTTTCTGCTTATTGATGCTGTCCAGCAGCTCCAGCAGGTTTTTCGGCATGGTTCTACCTCCTTTGCCTTAGATACCGTACAGTTCCAGGTCTGCGGTAAGCCCTTCCGCCCTCGCCCTGTCCTGTGCTTCTTTTTCCTCTTTGGCTTTAGCCTCCTTCGCCTTCTCAATCAGTTCCGGCGTGATCGACATTCCAAAGAGGGCGTTACTATATCTACCAGGGGCTCCATCCGGTTCCCCGATGATAGCATCACAGATTCCCATAGCCACTGCCTGATTCGCAGTAAGCCAGGTTTCCTTGTCCATCATTTTGAGGATTTCTTCCTCACTCCTGCCGCTTTTTGCCACAAACGCGGCAGCGATCGAAGCATTCAGAGATTTCAGCATCCGGGATGCCTTATCCATTTCGTGATAATCTCCTGATGTTGCTGTCGATACATTATGCACCATGATCGTGCCCACGGCCGACATTTCCACCCGCCGGCACCCCATCGCCAGGAAGCCAGCCGCAGATGCCGCCATCCCCATGATCTTCGCGGTGCTGGGCACCGTCTGAAGCAGGCTGTATATCTCCTGCCCGGATGCCACATCTCCGCCCGGAGAATTGATTCTGACCTCCAGTTCCTCCCCGTTCTCCAGGGCAGCTATAGCTGCTTTGATTTTGTTTGGCGTGGTATTCTCCCAGCCTAGCCAGTCGTATATCCATCCGTAATCATTCGGAATGATTTCGCCTGTTACTTCAACCATCCCCATTTCCATTTCCTCCTTCCTGGGCAGGATCCGCTGATACCCCCCGGAAATATCCCAGTTGCGCCGGTGCAACTTCGCCATATGCAGGTATCAAAAAGACATTTCCATACTGCTGTCCCACCTGCGTGACAGGAATATAATTCCCATTCATCATCAGCTGATCTCCGCCCGGTTTTGCAGGCATGTTCAGGTATCCCCTTGCCTCATTCGGTGTATAAATACCATTGTTTACGCCCTGGGCCAGCATCTCCATCTGGCTCTTGGAGTCCGTTCTGAGTAGTACCTTTTCATTAAACTTGAAAACATACCCATCTGCAGCTTCTCTGTGTGTCAGACAGATATAATTGATTTCATCTTCGTACTGGCGGATCCTGTACAGCATGGTATCTACCAGGAATGACAGCTGCTGCATTTCAGCGTTCGCATCGGATGATTTTTCGTAATCATTCAGCTGTGTCGGTTTTATCCCGAAAGCAGCCGCTATCTGCTGTGCGCTGTACTTTTTCAGCTCCATGTACTGATTATTTGCCAGGTTCCCCTGCTCCAAAGGCGTCAACGTCAGGGATTTCGGTACCGG